CTCCATGTACCTGTTGTAGTTAGGGTCAAACAATTTGTTTGTAGTCTTAATGTTCATTACACCTACAGAAGGGATAGGAAGTGGCAGGGCACCTGTATAAGTATCTACACCTCTTCTAATTCTTATAGCAAGAATGCCTTCCTTCATATCTACCCATTCATATTCAAGGTCATTCTGTAAATCTAAATCTGATGCTATTGGTGCACCATTCTCACCATCACCAGGAGCGTTTTCACCTATGATGAAGAAACCATCTATCTTGGTTCTTAACTCAATATCAAATTCGTCTTGTATCATCGTCCATTAACACCTGAGTACTTATCCAATGCTGCAGAAACAACTCTGCCAAGTTCATATGGGTCAGTACCAACACCAGCGTTAATGGTTACATAATTATTTATACTGCCCCTGCTTGAACTACCAAATGCAAAGGATGGTTCTATATTTAATCCTGATAGAGACTTGACTGCTAATCCTGCATTCTGGTTTATGCCTCTGCTTAATCCTTGCATTAAGTTCTTTCCATACCCTGCAAATACCTTGGATGGAGAACCAATGCCAAATAATCTCTTTACTGTTCCTAATACATTATTCTTGAAGAAACCAGATATCTTGTCCCTAATCCATTGGCCCATATCCTTAATACCATTCCAGATACCTATGATTAAGTCTTTACCTGCGTTGTAGATTCTTGAAGGCCATGTTTTAACTTCATCTACAACCTTTCTAAACAAATCTTTGAGTCCACCTATAAACTTTAAAACTACGCCACCTACAACTTCTGCCACCTTGCCAAATTCTTCTCTAATCGTGTCCCACTTACGCACAACAATAATTATGATGCCTACTAAAACTGTCAGGGCAGTAATAATTAGTCCTATTGGATTTGCCCTCATAGCAATATTAAGTGCTACCTGTGTAACTGTTAGCCCTGCATTGGCCTTTGCAAAGCCATGTAAGAAGCCAATTAACTTGCTTGCTGCTATTGCTGTAGCAAGTGTAACCATCAAATCTCTCATGATTAGGAAGTTGTCATTTACCTTGACAATGCCGTTCTCATCTTCATCTGTAAAGAAATCAAACATTTTCTCAAATGCTTTCAGTAATGGTCCAACTGCTTTGTCTTTTAATTCATTAAATGTCCAGGCAAGTTTCTCCCATGGAGTTATGAGTGCCCGTGCCTTCCTTCTATTTTCTTCTGACAGGATGACGCTTAGTAAATACTCAAGTCCCTTACCAGACTTTTGTGCTGCATCAAATGCTTTTTGTTGTTCTTCTGATAGGTGTATTCCAAGCCGTTGGATTTCTACGACAGTCAACTTTCCATCTGTTAGTGCCTTTACAAGTTTGGCACTTATCTCTTCTAATGGTTTGTTTGTTATCTTAGATAATACAATGGCTGCTTCTGCAAATTCATCTGCAAGCGGGTCAAGTTCTGCCTTTAGTGAGCCTCTCAGTTTGAGTACGAGTTGTGCTATATCTCCATCATCAACAAAAAATATTTTAGATAGATTACCTATCTTGTCTGATATGGCTTTAAAGTCTGCTCCATATAGTTCTTCAAGGGCTGCAAATGCTTTCTCTTCTGCTGCAAGGTCTTTGATTGCATTCTTTATTTCGTTGACACCAACTGTCAAACCAATCGCTGCACCAAGTCTCTTGAATCCAGCAATAATGCTATGAGCGGAATTGTTGAGTTTACCAAGTGCATTATTGGTTTCATTAACACCATTAACCAAGCCTCTGGTATTGGCAAGAATATCAATCGTAATTGTATTAGCCATTCTTCTTCCTCAACCCCCTTGAAATGTATTCCACTTCTATTCTTTCCATCTCCCAAAACTGCTGTGGTGTGTATCCTGTGGCTGCACAGAAGTCACCCATTAGTTCTAAGAGACTTTCACTTTTGGGACTTCTTCTCCAATGATTCCTTGCATTTCGTCAAGGGTCATGTTTTCAACTTCTTCCCATGTTAAGTCTGGTTTATCTTTCTTAGCCATTACATAGGTAATAGCCATAGTAAGTTTTACCTTTGGACAGGTTTCCCATTCGTCCATGTTGTACCCTGACAAAGTTTCTATCTCTGCCAGTTCCTTCATCTTCAAGTTTTGTATCATCTGTTACTGCCTCCAATGTATTTTCTTGATAACTGCATTAAATTTTGTGTAAATTGTTCTTTTGTATATTCCCTGTTATCCCACGCTGCTCTTCTAAGGAATGGTTGTGCTTGTATGTTTCTTGCAGGCCATCCATATTCAATGACACCTGCATATGGAACTGCAGACCCACCTGCTTTGATTTGTACTTTGGCTGCAGCACGATTTGGTCTAATCGTCCCTGCCAAACTTCCTGAAAGTATTGGAGCAGTGGCTCTGGCTGTATTTGCAACTTTAGACCCTATGTTTGCATTTGCAGTTTTAAGGTCATCTATGGCACCTTCATATTGTTTGAAGGACCTGACTACTTCGTTAACGCCTTTTACCTTTACAGTAAATCTTGCCACTGCCCAACACCTACTAAGCGGTTATCTTTGTTGGCTTATCCTCAAGAATGATGGTTAAGTCATAGACAAAGTACTCACCTGCAGAGCCACCTAAAGTAGGAACTACTTCGGCGTATCCGTGGGCTTGGAATTTTGGTTGTGAAGATGATGGAGTTGTGTTTCCATGTGGTGTGAACTCAAGTTTGAGCCTTGCACCTGGATTGTCAAACAACTTTGACCAAAGACTATTGGCTGCATAATCCTGGAACCCTTCAATCTGAGCCTTGAACTCAAGGCTGTCTTCGTATGGACCAAAGCCCATTTCTCCAACCTCAGATGTAATGGTTACATTCTTTACGGAACCTTCATAGGCAATGTCATCAACTTCAAAAATAATGGTTTTACCCTTTAATCTTGACATGTTAATTTCCTCCTTGCATATCAATTTGTATATTCATATATGTACTAAATACTGATGCTGCATTTACCTGTAAGATAAATGGCTTATCAACAGTTATGTTTGTTACTTCGTCCCATTTCCATAATTCTGTTGCTATTGTGTCAATGCTTGTAATTAAGTCTGTCATCTCAAGTGAGTTGTCTTGTGGTCTAACTAATACTGTTAGCCTCCAATTACTACCCCAACTTGATTCGTATTCATCAGGCCTTACATTTACCCAACTATTGTTAGGTTCTACAAGTACTGATGGAATCTGAGGTGCTGCTGGTGGTACTGAATAAACAGTGCCAATTCCATCAATCTCATTTAACTTATATACAAGGCTGTCCAAAGCATCTTGAATCATGCAAATCTCACCATGTAACGATTTAGAAGTGGATACACACCAATGAGCGGGTCTCGTGCAATACGGATAGGTGCTCCGTCATAACTTGCATATTGACTAATACCCATTGGTGCATTCCTGCGGTGATATAACTCCGAACCAACTTCAAGGTAACAACGCTTGAGAACACCTGCAGGAATCTTTGTACTTCTAATATAAGAAGCAATCAAATCTTCTGCTGTGTCCCAGCATTCTTGGACAAACTCATTGTCTGTCTCAACTGCACCTACATATGCCTTCAAGTCTTCGTAGTTCATTTCACCTAACTCCTATTTGTTATGCAAGTGTCAACTTGGTGATTGCCTTTGGATATGGCAATGTACAAGCCAAGTAACTCCATACTGAGAATTCTGAAGTTAAGTTTGTAATCTCATCCTGTGACAATCTGAATGGTGCACCTGCAGCCTCGTAGTTCACCAATGCTGTGCGGTTAGCAACATATGCTGTTCCTGCAGGCAATGATGGGTCTACTACAAGTGGCAGACCATATAGTTGACCTGTTAGACCAACTGGGTTCAAAGAACCAATGTTTGCAGGAATGTTGTTACCTGCAAGAAGTGGGGCATCACCATTCTTAATCTTTGCTATCTTGATGAATGCATCTGTAGAAACAAGAATGAAATCTGGAACAAGTCCTGTCTCATTGAATGATTCTGAAGAAGCCTCAGCAACTGCGCCTACCCAACCTTCAAAGTTGTTTGCTGCAACTGTAGCAGTGTTTAATGATGCTGCGTTTGCTGCAAGAATTGACTTGGTGTAGTTGTTTGTGTTCTGTGCATACTTAACTGCCATGGCACGAAATACTGCATCTACATAAGCAACAGATGAGCGGTCCATTACCTGACGAGACATTGATGAGTAACCACCAACAGTCTTGACTGGTGCTGTTGCAGAACCTAATGCAATCTTACCGAAAGCAAGTGTGTCACCTTCATTAGCCTGGTCTGCTACTTGAGTTGTATCGCTATCTAATACTACATACTCAACATTCATACCTTCTGCTGGAAGTGCTTGTGAATTGAATGCAGCAAAGGTTGGACGACCCTTGTCAAGAATATCAATTGTTGTCTTGACCCATACATTGTTAACAATGCTGTCTGCTAATTTTCCACCTGTAAAATCACGATGGAGTGTGATTGCCTTCTCATCACCAGCAGCGCAAGCCTTGGCATATTCGCCAAAGGAACGGAATGCTGGAGAAGCAGGAGTTGCTACTTTTGCGGTAGAAAGAACTTCAATTTTTCTCTCTAACTCTTCTGCAAATGAACGAACTTCTGCAATCTGAGTGGAGGCATCTGTGTTTGTGTTTTCCATGTTTTCCTCCTGGATTTCTTCTCGTATTTCAACTACGGAAGCGTTTTCATACGCAGGGAAAGCAACAAGGCTGACTTCTTTTAAATCTACCTTCTTGCGAATAACTTTCTTATCCTGCTTCTCATCCACTAATGGGATGAAACCTACTGAGAATGAACGAATGCCCCCATCTTTAATAAGTTCAAGGGTTTCGTCACCTAATTGGGTCTTGCTTACTTTGGCATTGACCCATAGACCATCTTTGCGGTCTTCTAACTTTTGTACCTTACCAATAACATCTTTGTGGTCTCTGAATAGTTTTACATCTGAATCTACATTTACACTGCCAGGTGCAAATTCCTCTTTCATTCCCCCGCCAATGTCAATTGCCTCATTGTAAGGAACTGCTCTACCTACAACTTCTCGCTTGTCGTAGTCTGCCTCTCTAATCTCAAAACTTCTTTTTTCCATATTTAGTTTGTCTCCTTGTACCTATTTTAAATTACAGGTTCTTCCACATTCTCATCTGTTGAGACTGGCTCTTCCTGTATAGGTTCTGGCAGTTCAATCTGTGGTAGTCCTTCAAGTTCTCTCACTTCATCAACTGTCATAAATCCAGACTGCAGTGCTATTTGATAAGCAGCAAATCTCATTTGTTGATTTGGCTTCAAGAACTCTGTCATATTAAATGTAGCCCTCTGGCCTCTTGGTAGTAAGTCAGAAATGGCTTCCTGGATTCTAATAATGTATTGCTGTAGTCCATCTTCATATAGTTTCTTTCTGTCCTCATTACCATTTGTGTAAGTAAGTCCAGAACCTTCTACTGATAGAGATAAGTACATACTTGGTACCCCGAACATTGTGGCAATCTGCCTTGTCACAAACTTCTGATTCTCTAAGAACTGAGCCTCTTCAGGATTGAGCGCAATAGATTGATAGGAGAGTCCTGAAGAGAGCACAGCAACGCTTCTATTCACCTGAGATTCAACAAAGGCTTGTTTATTAGCCAATGCAACTTCTGGCGATAGAAACTCTGTTGTTGTTAATGTGCCTGTTGGTACTGCTGATGTTCTAAACCAATTATCTGCATAATTCTGTAAGTCTAATGATGCTTGGATTATTGATTTATGCCTTTGTAGTGGGCCATATCCAAGTATTTCTCCTGGTATTTGCCACAATCTAAGGTGTTTAATCCTGTCTCCAGGAGTCTTAATTCCATTTATATAATATTTATAACTACCATCATCTTGTTTTTCTATATTTACATTACCTGCTGGTATTAGTTCTAAGTTGTTTATTCCTCTTGCTCCCCTGGTCAAATACCAGAAGGCATTGCCATAAAGTGCCATAGATACAACTGTTTGTCCTATAAATTCTGATTGGCTGACACTGTTTGTAACATCAGGAAGTTCTAACCATGCTGGTTGGTCAATTTTGTCTATACCTCTATAAACCTCTACAGGTATCTGTGCTATTGCTGTCTCTAATACTGATATACAACGAGAAACAGGGACTAACTGCAAAGCCTTATCCTCATTAATAATTGATTGGCTTCTTGCTGGTATTTGCAATGCACGATTATCTGTAGCAGGTACAAATGCTTCTGGAGTATCTATTGTGTATCCAAGTGCATTTACTAATCTATCTCTAAGTCCCATGTCTACTCCTTAATGAACCATCTGTGTTGGTGGCTTTTGTGTATCCACAAACCAAATGGCTAACACTGTTGCTATCGCTGCATCTATATCTGTTCCAGAATCTTTTCTTGTTATCTTCCAAGATTCTCCAACATTTTTCCTAACTGCCCTGCTCATTTGCAGCGAAACTATCTCATCTTTTGGATGAATTAGTGTCTTACGCATAATTCTACGATATGCGTTATTTGAGGCACTGATTAAATCCTTATGTGATGCCATATGTACCCTGATTCCTCTTTGTCTCAAGGCATGTGCTAAATCCTGATTTATATAAGAATCAACGATAAATGGGGCACCATATTTGTTTAGATTTATACATGCCCTTAGTAATTCATCAATATTTGTGTTATTAAATGAGGCTACAAGTTCTGTAGATACCCTGTCATCCTCTTCTAAACAGGCTGCAACTATTGCTGCGTGGTCCCATCCAGGGGTTCTATCTACTGCAAATACCTTCGGATTTGATGGTTTTCCATGTGGTAATTGCTGCCAAGCACCTACAGGAAGCCATGCATTCATTGAAGAAACGAATTGATTTAGGCGAAATCTTCGTGCATCTGCTTCAGGCATTGTTGCTAATTCGTTCTTTACTGACTCCCACGACAATATTCCAGAGGCTAAATTAGGATTGCTACGCCTTACAGCCTCTTCATCTAATACTTCACAACCAATAGGGGCTTCCCAACAGAAGAACCCAAATCTTTCTAATTCCTCATCCCCATCAATAGCAGCACTGCCCCGCTTGTATAAATCCTTTAATAACTCTGATGTGTCATCACCTGCAGTAGTAATACCTATGACTATGCCATCTGGCCTGGTAGCAGAACCAAGTGCCATAGCAGTCCATACATCACTGTCTGCAACATGTAATTCATCAAATACAACAAGGGATGGATGTAGGCCTTGTGCAGTAGATGCCTTAGATGCAATGACTTTATAAACACCAGTGCCATCTGCAGTCCATAGTCCTCTATGTTCTGTAGACCTACTAAATAAAGATTTTAAAATGTTAGATGTATTTGTTTGATGTAATAATCTTCTATAAACAATCTTGGCTTGGTCAGATGATGCTGCAACTGATATTACTTCTGGTGCAGGTTCATGCAGTAACATGCCATAAAGGGCAAATAATGCCCCTATAAGGCTCTTTCCGTTCTTCCTTGGCATGGAGATACATACCTGCTTATATCGCAGCCTCCCAGCCCTATCAGGGTTTGAATAATCGTCAGGGTAGCGTTCAAGAACTCTATGTATCAACCATTTCTGCCATTCTGTTAATACAAGTGATTCATTATATTTTTCAGGTAACTTCCATATGGCTTCACTGATATTTATTAACTTCCGTCCATCAGATGGGAAGTCTTTACTTAATGCTTCTGTGTAATGTGTGGGAAGCCAATCCATAACTACCCCAAAGCAATCTGCTGCAACATCTCCTGTGGTGTGAGGGTAGTGTCATTTTCCCTGTTATTTAATAGACCTAAGTTTGCAAGTAAGCCAATAAATATAGGGGCTATCTGGTGCCTTCTATCAGGCATAGCATCCATTGTTTGTGCCAATTGGACTGCCTGTACTGCTGCACCTATATCTGCCTCTTCTAACCATGTTGCTGCCTGGAGAGATTTCTTTACTGCTTCCTCCAAGGAAAAATCTAATACCAAAGGTTCTCCATGACCTTTTATTAATCTTGGCATCCTTGGCCCTTGTGACATGCCTGTTCTCATTTCACTAATTATCTCCTGTTTGTTTATTGACATTGGGGGCGGGGTTCTCTAAACAAATATAAAAAACCGCCGTATCTCATTATGTGAGACAAGCGTCTCAATATGTGGGACGGCGTATATGCGGCGGTATTTAGAAGATATTGACAAACCATAGTATCTGTGGTATGCGGCATATTGGGCATAATGGTTTGATG